CCAGAGTCAACGGCTTGCTTCATCTTGTGAAAGCGAGATAAACGAGGCCGACCCATATTAAACATCATATTGGCTATGATTCTTTGTACTTCTTCTGGTAGATCATCAAAATTATTATATAACAATCGACACTCATTCGTTGTTACTTCTACATCCTGGTCAAACAATTCATTGACACGCTCTTCATCTACCTTTGTGCCAACTTCGAGACCATGCTCTGGATCTTGATCCGTAATCAGATGACCAATGCCACATGTTGGCAAACCAAGATGGTCAAGATAGATTTCATACTTAACGCCTTCATCGACTTTTAGTTCTTCTCTTAGTTGTTCTATATTCATTACTGACCTCCTACTGTTGCTCTAGTTACAGGGTTTGGTACCAAGATTGGATTTACAACAGATCCCACTCTAGCAGGAGGTTGTATATTTGGAACATTAATAGCGGGTGGTGATGGTTTAGACACGTTAATATTTTTAACATCTGTTATGGCTCTATTAATAGTTGGTTGTAGTCTTTGTTGTTGAAGATTGGCCATAGGTCTTAGCTCTTCTTCAGTTTGTGTAGCACTGAGTTGTGCACCTCTAACGGCTGATGCACCTGTAAGAGTTAGCATAGTTTGAAATCCTTGAGCTATTGGATCATTAGCTTTAAACTTACCATTTAAAAATTCTTTTACTGTGTTTGGTCTACGACTAGCCATCATCATTCTTAAAACTTTTGGGTTACGTAATGCCTTTGACATAATAGCATAACCCGCTGCAGTCCCCGCAGTAGCTATTGGATTCATAATGAAAGCGACAGAGGACAATGCTAGAGCAATTTGTGGAGCAGCAAGTCCGCCTTTGCCAGTAATACTTGCATTTGAAACTTTAATCATTTGCTCTGCTAACGCATCTAATCCATCAAAAGTTCCTTTACCCAACATTTCATCTATGGCCTCTCTTCCATAATTATCTCTTATTACTTTTTGTAATCGTGGTCCGAGTCTCCCAGATTTAAATGCATCTACAAAATCATCCGTCATTTTGACCGCACCAAATTCATCTGTTGCTGCACCAATTTGTTTAAGTATTTTCCCCATGGCAGCGTCTTGCACGGCCTCAAAGGTACTTATATCTCTACCACCAGTTGTAGTAACTCTACCTTTTAATATACGTTTTGCTCTTCTAATTGATGCTACATCTCTAAAGACTTTATCAACAATAACATCTGGATTACTTGTTCTTTCCAAGGTTCTTAAAACTTCATCACCTCTTCTGTTTTTTGCTGCCTCTTGTATTTGTTTCATTCTAAGAAGTCCACGACCAAGAGGTTGTTGTTTCAGAGCAGCAAGTGTTTCTGGTGCAAAATCTGCACCGCCTCTTCTCATAACAAATAATACATCATTTAAATCTTTTAGTTCGTTTCCAAACAATCTTTTAATTGTTTCACCTTGTTCATCTATAGCAGAACTAAACTTAACTGGATCAATCACTCTTTGACCTGTCTCTTTATTAACAACAAGTGATTTCGATGCAATTCGTTCTAAATAATTTTTTGCAAGTGATTGTCTAACTTGATTTGCAATCTCAGCACCAGATCCTCTAAAAGTAGCTAATTCTGCTTGTTCAGCTTCAACTCGTCTTATGTCTTGCTCTAAAGATTTTCTTGCACTATCTCTAGGACTCATATTAGCAATTCTTTTTTGAACTTCTTCTATTGTCTCGTTGCCTAGTAGTCTTCTTTGTAAGGCTCTTCTGCCTTCATCAAGGTCAATAATTCCTGTTCTTGCACCCAAAACTCTACCACTAGGCACTCCACGAATTGCTTGTAACAATTGACTTAAAGCTTCGGGATTATCTGGCGTAATGATATTATCTAAAATATAAGTTGTATTTATTTTACCTCTACGAGCTTGATTAATTATGTCTTCAACAACAACATTATCGAATTTTTTCATACCTTTTGCATATAATTTATTAACACGATCTAATAAACCTAAAGAAGATATCTCCTCTAAATCTTGTTTCGGAGCAATACGTATACCAGGCTGATCTGTTTCTTTAGTTAATGCTGCTAGTTTAACTCGAGCACTTGTCATGGCTTCATTGACAGATTGTTTCAAACCCTCTAACGCATTTCTAGTTGCACCTCCAACTAAATCTGGATTTCTACTAGCATCTAACAATGCAGTTCTTAATCTTGATACATTACCTACAGTAGATATATCATCTAAATTTCTAATAAAATTAGCTATTTTACTTTCTGATATTTTAAATTGAGGTAATGATTCAATTAATCTAAGTTGTTCTTTTATGCCATTTGTATTAATTAAATTAGCGTTTTTTAATACCTTATCAACTTCTCCATATAATCTATCCATATCTTCATCAAACACTCGTTTACTTGTTCTGATCATTTCGGCAAGTGTGTCTGGTATTTCTCTTCCTGTTCTTAAATTTTTAATTATGTCGTCAACTTCTTTTGTAATTTGAGTATTAAATTTTTTCTGTGCAGATTCTAATGCAGCAGACCCATCTTGATAAAAGTTTTTAATATCTTGTCTGACAACTTGATTTAATTTATCAACTTGTGTTCTTTGTCCAACTCCCAAAGATGTTAAATCATCCATAACAATTTTAAGATTATCTAATGCTGCTTTTTCATTTGGAAATATACCTTCGTACACTGCTTGTAATCTGTTTAAGATAGGTCTGAAAGATTCACTTGTAGCACCTGCTACTGTTGGTCTAAAATTTTTATCTATAAGTTCTCTGGCTTGTGCTCGAAGTGCTTCATTAGCGTCTAATGATTCTTTTGTGACACCCCCTGGTCCCTTAAATAATCTACCAAAGATAGCACTGATACCACGGCCTATACCTTCACCCGCTAAACCAAATACACCTTCCATGGCTGAATCTCTTGCAACCTCACCAAAACTTTGTTTTTGTAATCCTTGTGCATATTCTATGCCTTCATCCATAAATTTTCCAAGAGCAGTAGCTCCCCCAACAAGTAGCATACCAGGAACAAATCCTACCCCAGATGCTGCTATACTTGTTCCTACACCAGTAAGAATAGGCAATGCAGTCGCACCCGCAAATTCTTTTACATCGTTAAATGTGAAACCCTCTTCATCAATAGCAAGTTCTTTACCCTCACCTAATCCAAGTTTGTTTCGTCCCGCTTTGGTTAAAATAAATCGTCCGAGGGCATCGGTTCTAAATCCATCGTCACCTACTACTCGTTGTAGATATCCCGCCTTTTCTGCATCGTTATCCATCCTACCAAACTGAAATCTTGAGAAACCTCCGACAGAGTCAAGACCAGTTGTATAGTCTACATCTGGTTCCTTATATTCAGATATAAATTTTTCTTCTGAAATTCTTTCACGAGTTCTAGGATCTATACCCGCAGCAACTAATCTTTTTCTATATTCTTCTAATTCTTCTGTTGATGCAGATCCAAAATCTATTTCCTTAATTGCATTAGCAATACCAGAATCTTGTTCAAAAAAAGACATAACTTCATCGAGTTCTTCATCCGTTGGATTTTCAGAGTCTAATTCTACTTGTTCAATTTTTTTAGTATATGGGTTCTCTATTTGAAAAACAGGCATTTACTGATCCTTTACTGAACTAATTCTTATAACCCCATCTTCTCCACGAGTATATTTTTGACCAGCTTTAAATGTTGGTAAGTCTTTGCCTAATCTTTTCTTTTCACCCGCTACTAAAGTTCCAATTGATTTACCACTAGGTAAAATAAATTCTTTAGCCTCAAGATCATATGCATTTAATTTAGATGAATTTTCGATTTGTGCAGATTCAAATCTTTCGATAATTTTTCTACTCTTATCTAATAATATTTCTTTTGGCATAGTTATTAATGCACCTATACCACCTCTCATAACTTGTTCGGTTACAAAGGCATCCGCTAGAAAAGCCACATCTCTATCAGATATTGAGTTAGCTGATTGATCTTTTCCTAATGTTAAAGGAATTAATTTTTGAAAAACTTTTTTCATATCAGCAACTGCAACATCTCTATCTGTATAACTTTTTGGTGCATCTGGACCTAAAACCGCTGATGCTCTTGACCATAAACTTTGAAAAGCAGGTTTAAAACCTGTGACTTTGTTACCTACAACATCAAGCATAAAGCCTTGTGTTAACTTAATACCATTCGTGGCCTCTAACATACCAGTGGTTGCTTTGCTATATTTTTCTATAAACTTATCAGTTTTAGAAATATCTTTAACTGTCATATTTTCTTTAGCTTTTAAAAGAGCTTTATCATATGCAGTTTGTTTTTCTAATAAAGACTTAGCAAACGATGTAGCAGTTAGACCAGGAGGAGTTCCATTTGCTGCTATAAACGCTTTACTAACATCTACAGTTTGACCCTCTGTGTATGTATTACCTTTTTCATCAGTAAACCCTTCTGGACCTACGACATATTTTTCAAAGTCAAATTGCTTGTTAAATACAGATAATGCTTTTTGTCTTTCAAATGCTTTTTTCTTTCCTATTTCACCAAGACCATATTGTAAAGCAGACAATTGAACTTGTCTGTTAAAAGCATCTCTTTCTCTCTTGTCTTTAATAAACATATCAGCACCGCCTTCAAGTGCTTTAGCTATGTTTGTTAAGGCATTTGGATCTTGTCCCGCTGCCATGGCAAAACCAATCTTAGCAATAGCAAGACCTTTATCCATGCCTTCATATTTAGGTGCATTTTGAGAAAACTCTTGCATAAGCTGTTTTAGCTCTGCCTGTTGTTCTTCTTTAGTCCCTGTATTAATAAGTTTATTAATATCATCCTTAGAAGTATCTTTTATATCTCCTAGTTGTCCTTCTTGTTTTCTTTGTGCATCGCTTATTATATCACTTCTTTTGATGTCACCAGTAATACCTAACTCTTCTTCAGCAACACTTTGATCAACAACAGGTGGTTTAATAATTTTTTTTCTATCATCTATTGCAAATTCTTCATTTGCATCAACACCACCAGTGCCCTCTGGCTCTCGTGTTCTTTCTATTTCTTTTTCTAAATCTCTTACTATTTTGTCTTTGTAAAAAGTTTTTGTTGGGTCTTGAGTTAACATATTAG